TCGGCATGAGGGATGGGTTTTCCGTCCTCATCGAGCACGTAAGACAAGGGCATCAGGGCGCGATAGAACGCTCCTACCGAATCGACATCCTTGACATCGCTGGCAATAACATCCAACTCGCCGAAAGTGGATGCTTGTTCCTTGGCGAAATTGGCGTCTTCCAGTCCTCCGGGGAAAATCTCGGTGTACTTCATGGCTTTGTCGGCAAGCCGGGCATTGGCGAAGACAGCATCCTTGATACCCGCGGCTTCTAGTTTTGCCGTCAATTCCGGATCGGCGGCCAGCTTGGCTGCCAGTTCAGTGGTGGCAATGCCTTGCTCGCCTTCAATTTCTTCTGGGGTAAGCGCGTCGGGGTCGGCCACGGCGTCGGCAGGCTTGGCTTCTTCAACCTTTACTTCAGGTTTAGCTTCAAGCGCTGGCTGAATCGTTTCGCCAGGCTTGGGGGCAGGTAGCCCTTTTTCATGGGCTTCGCGCGCCTCGCGGGTGCGCCGCATATATTCGCGCGCATCCTCTCCGGGATTACGGGGCGGGGCTTTGAATTCGGTCCCGGCTTCGGCGGCGGGGGGAGGAGTGACGACTGCCGGGGTGGAGACTACTAGCGCGGGAGTGGTTTCGACCGATGTGGGCGCAGCAGACGAGGTGGTGGTTTCGACGCTGGGGGAAGATGAGGCTTCGCTAACTGTCGCCGGAGCGGCAGAGCTGGTGATTTCATCAGGCATGGGAGTGGTGTCCTTCTACCTCTGCCTGTCTGTAGGTCTGGGTTTCCCGCTTATCAGCCTCCAGCGGGAGGGAGGAATTTAGAACTTCAAAAATGCGCTTGGCTCCATCGGGGATATACATCTGATGGGTACCGGGCCAGAACTCGATTCGTTCCCCGTTCAACTCGTAGACATCCATGGGAACGCGCTCGACCGGCGTGCCAAGTCTGGCGAATTCTGCAATGTCCTTTTCCAGCATGGCGACAATTCCGCAGCGGGGATGTCTGACTGGCACCGCGTTCATGCCGCTATCGTTGCTATCGTTGCTATCGTTGCTCATCAACAGTGCGGCTCCTTCTCGTCGCCGGATTCGGCCAGGTCAGCCGCTTATGCCGGTACTGCATATCATCCAGGGCCCGCGACTGCGCCTTGCAGACGCTGCTGTTGCACATGATTTCCACATCGAAGGGTCCGAGGGCTTTGAACAGCAGCTTGCCGCAATCGGGACAATGCACGTCGTACAGCCGGGCCGGGATCATGCTTGCGTGGTTCCAGCTTGGGAGGTGGGCGCGACCACTCCCGTCATTTGTTGCTGCGTCTGTTTCTGGGCGTTGAGTTGCACTACCAGCTTCAGGTACAGCCGGACATTCTCGAATCCGTTGGGATTCTCCATCCGCGTGGTGTAAAAATTCTTCAGCATCCAGTCAGTGGCGACTTGCTCGGAAATCTGCAGGTCGTCCACATCCTTGTCGGGCTGGATACTAGGCATGGGTATGAGTTGCCCAGTAGCCGGGTTGGGCATCATCATCGGCCCGACTCCAGGCGCGATCAACTGATCGATGTCTTTCTTGCACTTGTCTTCCGCAAACGTTCCTGGAATCTCGAAGCCCGAGGGCAGCAAGTGCATGGCGGCCAGCCGCTGGTTGACTCTAGGCCCCAGCATTTCCTGAATAATGGGGTTCTTGGCCGCGTTCAGGATCATTTCCTTGATCACGTCCTGACGTTCAGCGAAGGTGGTGGGATAACCCTGATCGGGTTCCGGCCACGCCGAGAAGTTGCCTTGCAGGGCATCGACGCGAACGAATTGGTTCTTGAATCCCGAGCCGCCGCCGGTAATAACGTCGAGCACGTCTTCAGTGGCGTTCTCCGCCATACACTTCACGCCCACGATGGCGGAGGCGGCATGCTCTTCGCGCAGCTGGTCCCAGTAAGGAGCCAGGATGCCGCGCGAGGTATTGAGCGCTTGCTCCTGTCCGCCCTTGGTTTTGATATTGGGATCGGAGCCGCCAAACATCTGCGGTGTGATGCCCAGGCAAATCTGTAACGCCAGCCATAACTCCTGCGCGTACTCGAAAATCTTGGCGTCGGTGTGAAGCTCTGGCTGGAAGAAGGCTGATTCCAGCCCTTGCTGGATCTGGCCATTCATTGCCTGCTTGGGTTTAATGCCCTTGAAGCCGCCAGCTCCAGTGGCGTTGGAATTCAGCGCCTTGATATCAACCAGGTTGGTGTTGGCCAGCACGTCAGGCGTGGAGAGACGATCGATGTAGTTATGAATGTCATTGCCCACATCGTTAATGCGGTCCTGAAAATCGATGGCCGAATCACACGGCGCGGGCGGATAGGCTCCGAATCCGATCTGGGTCACGCCCCAGGTCCAGTGGTCGGTGGCGCGTTCCGAGCGCAGATCGAGGATCTTTTCCGACGCTGGCACTGAAATACACAGGCATCCTTTGGGAAAAGCCTTCTTTAGCTTCTCGGCGCGTTTGCGATCATCCAGGATATTGAACGCCCAGGACTGAATCCAGCAGCGCGAGAGCGTGGGCAGTTCATCGAGGCCTTGCAGGTTACGGCGGATGGTCGAGGCAAAGACTTTATTGCGCGCGGTGCGCGAGTAGTCCATGTCGCCGTTGCCGTCGCTCGATCCCTTGGATTGCTTGAGATCGTCCCAAGCTTCGGGATACATGGCGCGCAAAGCGGCCACATCGGCTTCGTCTTCCAGGTCGAGAATGGCCGACATGGCCACCGCGCTGCGGGTGGCGTCGCCGGCGCGCGGATCGAGATCGACTTGCAGGGTGTTGTAGACGCTGGAAGCTACCAGCCCGTTGGGAACTTCCTTCATGCCCTGTTCGGTGACGCCCTCGGCGCTTTCGGACGGGAAGAAGTCGCCTTCGCCTAGATCCGAGCCGCACTCAGTGCATTTCTGGGTTACGTTGGTGCCTGGCACCTGTTGCTGCTGCTGATTGTCTTCGCCGCAGGTGGGGCAGATGTAACGGTCGCCGAAGACTTGCTGATTGGCTTGGACATAGACCGGCTCATCATGGACGCCGGCGCGGTCCTCATCGCGTAGCCATCGGGTGTACTTGCCGTAACAGCCGCCGGTGAAGAAATACAGCAGCTCTTGCTTCTGCAGCGAGAGCAGCTTGTTGTCGCGCTCAATCTTGGCTTGCGCCTTGCCCGCCTCCTCGGCCGCCGTCATGTCCTCGGTACGGTCGGCATCGGATGGCCAGAAGCGCGTTTTAGGGGCTTCTCCGCCTAGCGCCGCGGAATAGACGCGATGGCACCACTGGGTGACATTGTTGATGTACTTGTAGAAACTCTCGTCTTCGCCCTGCTCGCTGCCAGTGATTCCGCTGCTCTCTTCGAAGGGCGAGAACCATCTGCCATCCTGGTAAACGATATACTGGTTCCCTTTAATGTATTCCAGGTTGCGCGAACACTTGCGCACCCGGTCCATGCGGATGATCGACCACTTCTGTTTGTACTTGCGGCGGACCTCAAGGATCTGCTTGCCGTCTTCTGTATCCAGGTCGAAATCGGCAAGCACGTCCTGAAGCTTCCTGGGTTGCTGCGGATCGGACGTGGTTGCATCTACGGCAGCGGGCGCAGATGGAGGCGGAGCTGTGCCGGTACCGGGCGAAGCCAGGTCAAGAGGAGATGTCATTTTTTATCGGCGGCTTTTCTGCCTTCGGCTTTGGTTTGCTCAATCAGGGCGGAGGCTTCGGGGTTGTCATCCCGAGCTTCATCCTGGGCGGTGTTGATGTCTTCCTGGATGGCGCGTATTCGCTCGCGGGCGCTCTTGTGCGCCGAGCTTTCTTGCACCGCGAGGTATCCGCTGGGGGTGGCCGGCTGGATGCGCCGGGTCACGTCGTCGAACAGGCGCGATCCGGCTGAGCGTTCCAGGATGTAATCCAGGGTCCGTTGGAAGTTTTGTCGCTCGCGCGCAACGTCAGCTTCGAGCTTAGCCAGCATGTACTCGTAGTGTTCGCGGGAGACAAAAGGGAGTTTCATAGGGGTTTATTCGGGGTGTCGCCCCCCATCGGAATCTGCATGCTGTCGGCGCACATCGGACATAACGGTTCGGGATCGAGTGGCACGTCGAAAAAAAAGCGGCCACACTGCATGCACTGTCGCGGCTGCAGGCTTGGAGTGGCGGAAGTGCTCAACGAGCTAGTCCTCCTCCAGCACTTGTAGGCTGGTGGCGATCGCGGTCAGGGATTTCGCCTTCATGTATTCCGTCGGCGCGGCATAGTTAAAGGCACCGACGCCGTTGGCTAGGTTTTGCTCAGGCACACCTACCCAACAGGCTTGACCAGATCCGTCGATAGCGCGGCTTTCCTGTATCATGAAACTTCCGCCAGATGGGATGGTGTAGGTGTAGGCGTAATTGTCCTTGGCAAGTTGAAAGACGAAGCCCTGTAAGGGATTATTGCTAGGGTCTTCCTGGATTGTAACCGTACTGGTAGTTTGTTTCGCTTTGATTGAGGTGTAGGCTCCGCCCGAACCGTTGATGGCGATGGCGTTGGTGCCGCCGCGTAATGTGCTCATGGTTTTCTCCTACGAAACTTGCTGGCAACTTTGCGGGCACCCTCGTGCTCGAAGGTTTGAGCCAGCCGCGCCTCTTTGCCCAGCACTCCGGGCGCATGCGCCTCTTCGGCGGCGTATTCGGAAACGCTCTTGCCGGCGGCTTCCGCCTTGGCGGTGAAGCGTCCTTTATGGGAAGGGGGAACGGCGGCTTTCATCCAGTTAGTCATTGCGGTTTCTCCTGCGGAATTTCGCAGCCACAGCTTTAGCCCTGTCGTGTGGCTGGTATTCTGTCTTGCCTTCGGCGGCCTTCTTTTTTTCCGACAGCATGATGGCGACGGCTTGAGCTTGACTGTGTACGACCGGGCCAGAAGGCCCACCCGAGTGCAGGCTTCCGGCTTTCCACTTCGCTGGCACTTCATTCCACGGCATGGCTTTACCAGCCTGCCCCACCCTCGGGCATCGATCCCGGAGACGGCGCTGGCGGAAGTGGAGCCTTCTTCTTGGCTCCGCCCTTGCGAAACAGGGCCGCGGCCTTGAAGGCTCCGGGGTGAGTCGGGGGGCGCGAGGGCGGCTTGCCTTGAATGCCCTCTTGCTGGATGGGTGCGGTGTCGGGTGCTTTCATGGGAAAGGCCATGGTGGAATTACCTCCAATAAAAACGGCGCTCCGGAGAGCACCTGGTGACGTGAGATTGAATATGACGTTTAGGGTTGCTGCCGTGCTCTATAGGGATCGCGGTTCCATCTGTCGGATGTGCCCCGTCTTGGGGGTTTCCTCAGCCATTTAGTACCTCGCCCGAAGGCGAACTTGGCTCTATCTGGTGAATGTGGTAGGCCATTAGTTTATCTCTAAAATGTTAAGCTCTTACTCCAGCCATTCCCGCCATTGCCGCCAGTGCCGCAGACCGTGAAAGCTCCGCAAGTCCCGCCTGCGCCTCCCGTAACTGTTAACGTGGGATCATTCGTGTGAGTGTGAGCCGAGATAATAATGACTCCGCCGCCCCCGCCTGATCCGGCACCTGTGTTGCTGCCGGGAGCGTTGCCACCGTTCGTACCGGATACGTCGATGGTTCCACCCGTACCAACAATGCTATTGCAAATCAAAAATACGCCTGCGCCGCCTACCCCCGCGGTTCCTCCCGAACTTCCTCCGGGCCTACCACTTCCACCTCCCCAACCAAACTGTGTTGCAGGTACACTCGTAAAACTATGCTGAGTTTGTGTGCTAGGTGCATATCCATTTCCGCCATTTCCGCCACTAATAGCCCCTGCCGATCCCCCACCAGCATAATTTATTCCATTCAAACTTAGTGACGTTCCGGCTGTTCCTGCCGCCGCACCTCCGCCTGAGCCTCCACCTGCAGCTCCACCTACCGGAGTTCCATTACCTGCTTGGCAACTACCGTTCGCGCATATCGAGCCCGCGATTGTACAAGCTCCCGTAGCGTGAATAACCAAACCGATAGGATTATTTACAGTGCAAGTAGTGGAAGTTGCTACGGTAAAAGTGGTAAACCAATACTCTCCTGAGAGATTTCCTGAGCAAGTAGCTGCGCCACCAGAGCCATCACCTAGATACTGTGCCCATCCTGGAACCTTCTGATTCAAGGCCACAAGTGGCACGTTGTTAATTTGATAGGTTGAGCCAGTTGGGATGTTCTGGCCTGATGCTGTAGAAAATAACGATCTAGCCGTG